GCGGCTGCGTCTTGAATGACCTTGATGACGTTCATATCGTCAGTGTCGATGGTGATAGAACCCGACTCAATTAGCATTTCAAACTGATACATGGTAACTCCTATACGTTGATGATTTGACCCCGAAATTCAACCTGATTTTCGTCCCACTTGTGAACTAGCTCAGGCCACAAAATCCTACCACCTTTGAATGTCAGAACCGCAAATCCAGACCGATGATTGAGAGGGCTGCCCTCGCCATAGTCAAACTGCGGGCCATACGGCTCTGCTAAAGTCCCCGTATCTACGCCGTACCGATTGCCGTTGTAATCAGCGAATGGAGTCACTTTTAGGCTGTGTAAATGACCAGTAACAATGCTGACTCCTGCATTTACAGTGTTGTTATGGGCGGCATGAACGCCGTTCTTATAACGGTGCTTTATAACGCAGTCTTTTGTAGGCCAAACAGACCATGCAAACTCCCATGCTGGTAAATGGTCTTCCAACTTAAATCCATGCACTTCTTTGTACTGCGGCGCTTGTGACGCTAACTTGTTGGCAAAGCGTGTATCGTGATTGCCCCATGTAAACAGCAGCTTTACATTGTGTCGTGCTGCTTTGGCTGTTTCCTCAATCTCACCAAGATGCGCTTGAACTGCTTTTAACTCTTCGATAACGCTAGGAGTCTTTGACCATCCAAGCGGGTCGTGGCGGCTAACCGTAGCCCCGTCAAAGGCATCACCGTTGCTGATGACTGCATGAGGCTTTAGCTCTTTGATTGCCCACAGCAAACCCTTGTAGGCAGTTGTGTATTCCCCAGGCCAAAAGTGCGCGTCAGAAAAGACGATTATGGTCTGGTCAAGGATGCCAAGGTCAACCCGATTGAGAGACGTTTTTATTGGTTGAATGTGAGCGTATGCTTTTGCTCGCTCATCATTGGCAACAAGCGGTTGGTTCAGGTCTTTTTCTATCCTGCGTCTACGGCGGTGAACTAGCCGTTCCGAAATGTCTAAATATTCTGCTACTTTGGTAGCGGAGCCATAACGGTTCCAAACATTGATGAATTCTTGACGCGAAACTTTAGCTTGCATATAGACTCCGCAAAGTTGCGCGAAATCTAACACACATTTATTGCATCAATATACGCATGACTATACGTTGCGTTCAAAGTGTGGGCAATCAACCAATGAACGGAAATTGCCGCCCCATCGATTTTTAGGATGCAACGTTTCCCAATACGCTCCAATGGGAGCCAGGGTAGCTTTATCCCAGATGATTTTTCCGTCCTTGAAGAAATTCAAGTCCATTGCACAGCGTTTTAAGTGAATGCTATTCATCGTCTTACTGCGACCAGTTTTGACGTAGATGGCTTGTTGTTCGGGAGTACGGGCTAACTCGCCGCCAGTGACCATAAAGCCCTGCTCAGTAGCGTACTGAATCAGCTTGCACATATCCAATAGGAAACCTGCCTGCTCTTTACTAAGACTCATACAAACCTCTTTTCTGAACAACTAAGTCGATGCAAGTGGCATCCACTATTGCACCCATTTTGACGTATTCTTCTTTCTTTTCCATCACAACTGCTATGCACTTTTGCCTGTCGGTGTAGTAGGCATTTTGCTGAAAGAACTCGCAATGCCCATTCATACAGATGTACAAGACGGGGATAAAGATGCTCATTTGCTGCTCCTCATTTCAGCCAGTTTCTCAACGGTACGTCCACCAAAGTACGCACCCATGATTAGCATTCCCCAATTGCCTAGCAAGGTTACATAGGACTCATTGGCGTTGTAGCCGTATGCGCTCATCATCGCAAACAGGAAATAGCCGCAGAAGATGGCAATCAGGCTCATGGGCCGGATGTTCTTGGACAGCCAAGAGTCGCTAGACATATCAGCTTTCCAGCGGTCTGTGATGTTGTTGGCATCGGCTTGTGCTGCTTTTGCATACAATTCAAGTTCAGCCATTTCCAGCTTGGCCTTCTCAATGCCCAACTCAATCAGGCGCTCTTCATGGTGGTACTGCAACTCGCGCAGTTTCTCGACATCAGCGGGAGTGGGATTATCGGGAATCTTCACGCCCAGTGTGTTCTCCACAACTTCTTTGCCCTTTGCCTGGATAGCAGAGGATAGAAGGCCAAGGCCACTTTCAGCAAGCGTGCCCAACAATGCGCCAATAATTGGAATCATGAAAAACCCCTATTTGTAATAACGTGAAATGCGACACTTACTAGCGGAACAACGATAGCAGATGCACCAGAAATCCAAAGTGTATTCATGATAATCGCAATCTTCATTTCCTTGTCCTTCTGCTTACGTTCCGCCTCTTCCTGCTCTAAAAAATCCCGTTCTTTTTTTAGCCTAGTTCGCTCTGCCATCATTTCTTCCCACACTGGCGCATTGCCACTATAGAAGAGAATGTCCTTTAACTCTTTCTCATGCTCTCGCAACGCCTTGGATGCCAGTGCAATTTGGAGTGCTTGTGCGCTAATCTGTGCATCTGTCTTTCCAACTGAAGCAATCCTGGCCTTGCTGCTTGCTACATGAACCGTATCTGCCGCTTGGTAGAAACTGCTGAATTCTTTATAGAGGCTGTGGATGTCCTTACCAAGGGCAACTGCTTTTTTATACCAGCTACGGCAGCCTGTGCCATAGCGAATGCGGTGAAGGGGTCTATCATTTCTTGTTCACCACCACCCATCTGCAAATGCGTCCATCTTTGTCAAGGAACTCATTTGCTCTAAGCATCTTGTCCTCATCTTTCTTTGGAATACGACAAACCAGCAATGTTTTAGTCTCTGTTCCAGGCCAAGGGCTTTCAGCAGAGGCCAACAACGTATTAAACATTACTGCTGCTCGCCTTCTTGTGGCGCAGGAGCAGGAGCAGTCACTCCTTGATAAACACCTCTTGCTGCTCCAGTTTGCAAGTCATTCACAGCATCTGCTACCCATTGGATGCCATATTTTTTACCAATCCTAACGGCCTCGTCAATTTTTGTTTTATCAAAGCCGTTGACTTTAGGCTGCACAGATTCAAAGACTTTTACAGCATCAGATGGATTTAAAAGCAATGTTTTCAGCTTTTCTTCTGTTGCGCCAGAGGCTGTTTTTGCCCAATATTTGCTAAACAAAGATGTGATGGCATAAATTGGCCCAGACACAGGATTGTATATACGAGAAATGATTTGCTCTGGAGGAATTCCAGTAAGCTCCTCAACTCTAGTTTTGGGAACAGTCTCAACCCTGAAAGGAACATTGGTCAAATCTTTTGTCAATCGGTCTGATGCAACTGCAAAGTCTTGGACTTTCTTCGCGTAAGTAGGGCCAAACACACGATTGAAAACAGCCGCTTTGTTCCTGTCATTGAGTAAAGCAACTGGGTCTGCTGAGTTAACAATGTCATCTAGCAAGAATGAACGAGCAGCATTAACAGCGTCTTTGTTAGCACCATATTGCGACATGAACTTGTTGGTAAACCCAATGTCGCTGTACATCTTAGAGATAAGCCTTTGAGGGCTTTCCATGCCTTCTTTGCCAAGGATTTGCTCTCCAGCAACTTTCTCAAATGCTGCATTGACTCTGTTCTTTTGCCTAATAAGGTCATCAATGTTGGACACAGATGCGGTTAACTCATCCTCAAGACCTGGGACTATAGAAATAGCGCCTTTGTTCTTCTTAAGCCAAGCTCTTGCAGCCTTTGGGTCAATAGCATCGTTCTTGATTGCCACCTTGCTAAAGCTATCGTAGAACGCATCCTTAACAATCTGAAGACCATCTGGGCCAGTTGCCGCAATAAATTCGCTTGCGTTTGATTTGTTGCCAATGATGGCTGGGCTAATCTGCTCAACAAATCTCTTACGGTCAACACTTTTTAGGGTTTCGGCATTAAACGGCAAGCCAACTTTTTGCAGATACGCATTGTCCGCATTGCGATATGCGGCTACAAAATCTGGGTCAAGTCCTTCAATATGCCCACCAACACGCTGTTTTAACTCAGTCAAAAGACGGATGTCTGCTGGGTCATCTGTTTTGCGAAGTTGCTTGTTTATCTCTCTTTTCAAAGAGTCAAGGTCTTCAATGGTGGCGGCAGTAAACTTTCTTCCGCCTTCGATTGCTGGTTTTCCTTCAGCAGTCAAGATAGCACTTGGCTCTACAACTTCAGGCTTAAATTTAACTCGCACACGGTTGTAAATAGAGGGGAAAGTCTTAAAAATATCAGACGCTTGACTTCCTGCCACAAAGTTATAAATATCATCTACAGATGCCGCTGGCAACTCTAGATTTTTCTTTTTTGCTATATCGAAAGCCTCTGTGTACAGAGGAGCAACCGCTTTTCTTGCATCGTCTTCTTTTTGTGCAACCAGTGCAGAAATGCGTTGCCCAAGCACAGTAGGGTCAAGGGTTCTGTCTTCAGATAGGTCTGCAATTTGTTGGTCGATTGAACGAATTTTTCTTTGCTGTGGCTTTGCCAAATCCAAAGGCTCAATCAACTTACCTTTTGCAGATACCTCGGCTGTAATTTTTGATGGGTCGCCAAAAAGTCGTTTTTGGTTTTGCGCCAAAGCGAGTTTGGCATCTTCAAACTGCTTGCCATATTGCGCCCGAAACACAGGGTCTTTGGAAGATAGCGACTGAATGATGTTGTTGATAACAGGATTGTCTGCAAGCATGGAGCTTATAGGCATCTTCATTTCTGTTCCGCCAGGAGCCTTCAGATAAACGCTCTGTTGCGCCTTAGCAGCCTCAACAATCTTTTTCATGTAATCAGGGTCAGCAGCACCAGCAGCAATAAAGATGTTGCTTATGCGGTTATCCACATCTTTCATTAGCTCATCTTCTGGGACTGTGCCTTTGACTTTTTCCCATTGAGATTTTGACAAGTTCCATGCCTTACCGCCAACCTCAACGCCAAGTTCTGCCGCCTTCATTGCGGTTCCAACACCATATGCAGTGCCGCCGCCACCCAAGAGGCCGCCAATAACTTGCCCTGTAACTGGCATATCAAATTTTTGACCGCCAATTTCTCCAATTTGAGCGCCACCTGATGCTCCAGTGCCAACAACAGCTTGCTCTGCTGGTCGTAAAAGCGCTTGCGCCAACACAGGAGCACGTTTTACCGCAGCCAAAGGAGGGAACAAATAAGACTCAGGAGATGCGGCAGCCTGAATGCCAGACAATACAGCGCCGCGAAATCCTTTGGGGTAAGGAGTTGTTGTATCAACGCCCATGCCTTGCTGGATTGATTGTTGTGTTATTGACTTTAGTTCTGGCTGTGCAGGAAATGCTCCGCCAAATGTTCCTTGCTGTTGAGCAGACCCAGCAGAAAGCAAAGCTGGGATTGATGTTAATCCACGCTTAATAGCATCAAGAAAGCCAGCTTCTTTCTTAGGAGATGCTCCTAAAGAAGCAGTCAATTCCTCAATTTCTTGAGGAGTTAGCTCAACTTCACTTCTGAATGTTTTGCCGTCAACTTCGTATTTGAATGCCATTTGCTATTCCTCTGTAACTGTTACTTTTTTACCGCTTTTAGTTGTGAGTGTTTTAGATGCTTTTGCTCTGTTTTGATATGGCTGTAATTGTGGGAAGTTAAGTGCCGCATCCAAAGCTGCTGGTGGATATTTTTGTAAATCAGCAATAATTCTTTGTTGTTTAATTTCGCCTCGAGCTTTATCTAAAGACACTTTTCTGATTGCAAGCAAAGTATTTCTAATTTTATTTTGCGTGTCAAGAGTAGGAGTTCCACTAACCAATTTTGATAGATAGTCTGCTGTTCCGCCTAAGATTGCTGGGTCTGCTCCAGCAGCAAGCAGCTCTTTCTGACTCAAGTCTCCACCACCAGAAATGGCTCTAGCAAACTGAGTTTGAGCCGCTCTAAATGATGAGAAGTTGTTGGTTGCTATTGAATCATCAATGGCTGCCAAAGCAGTATCGGTAGCATCAATAATTTTTAACTGAGGCTCAATTGTTCGCTGCACACTGCTTCTAAACGCAGGAATGTCAACAAGTTTTTCTGTTCCAGGCAACACATTTGTAATGCTGACTTTCCCGCTTGGCTCTTTGGCATCAACTATTTTGTTGACAGCGGCTCTTTGGTCTGGAGTTAAGTCATAGTAATTTTTGCCAAACTTCTCCAAAGAAATTCTTTCGGCATCGGCTCCAACAGATGGAGGCGCTCTATCTGCTTTTGTGGCTTTAGCATCAACTCTTTGGTTAACAATTTTTCTTTGTTCTTGAGTTAAGGCATAGTAATTTACGCCAAATTCATCTAAAGAAATTCTTTCTGCCTCAGCTCCAACTGAAGGAGGCTCTTTTACTGGCGCTGCTGGTTTTGCTGTCAATCTCGCAAGCTCATCTTTAAATACTTTGTTGTATTCTAGCGTGTCTTTTGCAAACCCAGACAAATCTGCAAATGCAAGTGCATTTCTAATTTCATTTGTTGTTGCGTCTGCCTTTCCAGGCTTGCCTGTTAGCTCTGTAAGCGCATCTTTGTATGCTTTGTTATATTCAGGACTGTCTTTTGCAAACCCAGAAGCATCTGCCAATGCAAGTGCATTTTTAATTGCCTCTGTGCTTGATACTTCTTTTCCTGGTTTTGCTGTCAATCTTGCAAGCTCATCTTTAAATACTTTGTTGTATTCAAGAGTTCCTTTTGCAAATCCAGACAAATCGGCAACTGCGGTTGCATTTTTAATTTCATTTGTTGTTGCATCTGCTTTTTCTGGCTTTGCTGTTAGAACCGCAAGAGCATCTTTGTATGCTTTGCTGTATTCAGGCGTTCCTTTTGCAAATCCAGAAGCATCTGCTATCGCAAGTGCATTTCTAATTTCATTTGTGCTGGCGTCTTCTTTCCCAGCTTTTGCCGTTAAGCCTGTAAGTGCATCTTTGTAAACTTTGTTGTACTCGGTAGTGCCTTTTGTAAATCCAGAAGCATCCGCTAATGCAGTTGCATTTTTAATTGCATCTGTTGTAGTTGATGCTTCTTTTTGTTGCGGCAAAGCTTCTAAGCGAGCTTTTATAAGAGCAATTTGCCGTGGCGTATCAGCAGTTTGTGGGCCTGACTCAAGCTCACCTAGCACGACACGAAGATTTGCGGCGTATTCAGCATTTTGAATGTCTTTAGTAACGGTAGCAGCACGACCTTCATTCATGCGCTGTTTAGCCAGGGCAAGTTCGCTGTTAGCCTTACGAGCGTACTGAGCCAACCCAAGCGCCTCTTGCGTAAATCCTGCATCTGCAAGCATCTTTGCACCACTCATTATCGATTCAGGATTGCTCTGGTCAATTTGCTTAGAGATGGCGTTCAGGGCGCTAATGCGCTGCAACTGAGGGTCTACTCCACCCAATGCCCCACCAAGCGCGCCAGCAAGGTTGTAGCCAGCTTGTTGATAGCCTACAGCCGCCTGCTGAAAGGGGTCAAGGTTTTGCAATGCAACAGCACGGTCAAATACCTGTTTTTGCTGTTGCTGCTGATACATAGCGGGGTTTATCCCAAACAAACCGCCAACAATATCTTCTGTTGCCATAATTATTTCCTATGTTGGATTAAGTGCCATAAATCTTTTTAAGCAAAGCCTGCATCGCAACCTGATTCGGGTCTGTTACACCAAAACTGGTGTTTAGAGCATTGAGAAGTTGCGGATTGCTACCAAACTGACCAAAGATGTTACCGCTTTGGCTAAACGCATTAGCAGGAGCTTGTGTAGCTGCGCTACTAATCATTCCTTGCGAAAGCAGTCTTCCTGCTTCAGCAGCAGATGCAGTAGTTTTAGCGCCGATTGATGTTCCAAGTGATAGTGGTCTTTCAGCCAAACTTTCAAGACCTGAACTTGTGTCAATGGCAGTCGCAAACGGAGCGTAAGCAGCAGTCTGACCACCATAGTATTTGCCCATCAGGTCGCTACCAGTGCCAAGCAGCCCTGCGCCAAATCTGGCTTGTTCCATGCCCGCCTGTTGGCCTTGTGCAGCCAATTGCAGATTGCTTTGGGCAAGTGCGTTGTAGTAAGCAGCAAGCTCAGGGCTTGTAGCCATCAAATTGCCGCCTTGGGCAACGGATAGCCCGCCTCGACCTTGCGCCTGTAGTGTGTTTTGCAGTTGAGCAAGTTGTTGCTGTTGTCCAGGAGCAAGCAATGCCTGCTGCTTTGCAATGTAGTCTGCTGCCTGTTGCTCAGGAGTCTGCTGGATGTAACCCTGTCCAAGATTGAATAGGCTTTGTGCGCCAGCAGTTAGCGGAGCATACGCAGCTTGCGCCCCTTCAGCACCAGCAAGACCCTGTGCAGCAAGTGCGCTCAAGCGGTTTTGATAGGCTTGGATTTCAGGGCTTGCTGTGTAGCCAGCACCAATCACATTGCCTTGTGCATCAGTGGTGAAATTAGATGCACCAAAGCGAGTGGTAACGCCAACAGGACGGAACTTAGCCGCATCTGCTGCAATACGGGCAGCTTCAACTTGTGCAGCAGCTTGTATCTGTGCGGCTTCTCTTGCTTTCTCTGCTGTGTTGGCAGCGCCAAGACCTTGCAATCCACCTGTTATTAGGGATGGAAGAAAGGAAGATGCAGTAGAGGCGCTTGGTAAAAGGCTAGATGCAGCATTTCCAAGAGTGGAAAGAAGGCCGCCACCAGCTTCAGCAGCGCCTACATATCCTGGCATAGAAGCAGCAGCACTACCAGCAGGGGCAAATGGCGAGCCACCTAATCCTTCAAGAACAGAGCCAAGACCTGTAGTTCCAACACCAGTAGCGCTGACATACCCTGGTATAGAACCAGCAGCACTAGCAGCAGGAGCGAATGGAGAACCACCTAAACCAGCCAAAGTAGAGCCAATACCGCCACCAGCAGCGCTTAAATATCCTGCGCTAGAACCCGCTGCACTAGCGGCAGGAGCAAATGGCGAACCAAGCAATCCAGCTGTAGTTCCAGCTGTAGCTACAGGTGCCGCTCCAGCGCTAGTTGCTGGCAATGCATCAAGTGGAATTCCAGGAACACCAAGCGCTGCACCTCCAGCCGTAGCAAGAGCAGCCAACATTACTGCTTTCTGGAAATCTGGCTGTGCTACTGTTTGGTTAAAGCCTGTCATAAGGCCACCAATAACTCCGCCTCCAGAACTTGTCCGTTGTCCTTCTTGCGTTACATTTCCTTCAGGGTCATAGAACTTAACTATGTTTGTTGCGGGGTCGTAACTGGTATAGGCGGATTCTCGTTCTGCAAAAGCTCTTCGCTCTTTCCCGCCATCAAGTGCTGGGCCGTACAAGCCACTTGATTGAATTTCACCACTAGCAATTCTTTTTTCAAAGTCAAGCATCTGTTGACTTTTTTGATACGCAGGGTCATCGGAAAAGGTAAAAGTAGGGGGGCCGCCTCTATTGCTATCTGTTACAACAGGGGTCATCCCAACTCGACCAATTAATGTCCTTGGGACTCTATCGGTTGCTACGCTGTAAATTGGGTCGCCATACTTTGTAGCCAATGGATTGCCAAGGTAGTCTATTAACTCAGGCGTGTAGTTCCCTGGTATATATTGTTGCGTGTATGCTGGTGCTGGTGTTCGCGCCGTAGGAGGAGACATGGTGTAGTTAGTTACACCAGCGGCTCTAGCTGCCGCAGGGCTACCGTATGCTGTGCCATCAGGCCCATACACCACTACCCCTAAAGATGCATTGCCAAATAGATTATTAGTTGCCATTTTTAATCCTTACATTGTTCCGGCAGCAATCACATTGCCAATGACGGTGAAGTTTCCACTTGCATCTAGTTTTGCCACACTGGTTCCACTAGACTTGAAAAACAGGACACCAGCAGTTTCTTCCAACGTAAAATTTGTCAATGTGCCATTAGCTTTTGTAGCAATGGCTGTTGCAATGTTGTTGAACTCAGTGTCAATCTCTGTGCCTTTAACAACTTTGGCTGCATTGCCAGGAGCAAGCGCGTCTTTGGCTGCAAAGTTAGTTGCTTTAGTGTAGTTGCTCATACAAGTTTTCCTCGTTTTGCCTGAATTTCAATTTTTTGGATGCTCACAGCAAATCCGTTGATAGCTGTCTCATATCCAGTTTGCACTGCTTTACCAGAACCAGTTGCTTGGCTTATAAGCACTTGCAACTGAATTCCACTTGAGTAAAATGCCACAGGAGAACCATTGTCTCCATATTCAGAAATGCCATATTGTGCAACTGTGCTTACAGGAATAGATACATTCTCTGATAAATATTGACTAGAAAAGTCAAATCCCCATTTAACTGTAAATCCTTGATTTGAGCCGCCAATAACGGTCACAAGGATTTTCTTCAAAATAGAAGTAATGCCAATGTCGCCAAAATCAGCGTAATTGGTAAAGTATTGCAGCCTATAGGTTGCATCATGGTCAAGATAGGTGTCGTACTTGCCAATGTAGCCAGATTTACCAATGAGCAAGTCACCATTCCGCTTAGACAAAAAGCAAGTAGGCTCAATGGAGTCCCACACAGTTACACGGGCAGAGCCATCTTCTAGTGGAACCTTAGTATCAAAAACATAAACCTGTTTATTAATAGGAAGACTCAATAAGTAGAAAGCATTGATTTCAGAGTAAACGGCTTTGCAATTAGCAAGCGTTTCAGCCGAAAGCGAAAGCATCAAGTCATTACGAACATTCTTGGATAGGTCACGCAAAGGCGCAGACTTCTCTTGGATGGTACGCAACAACGAACGTACTCCACTGTTTGACAGGAAAACGATGTCGCTACCTGTAGTGTGGATAGTGTCACGCCCAAGGCATCCAACGCTGGAGATAGAGTCGCTAAGACTCATTGTTGCAGGCGTAGTGGCATTTGCATAAATAAGGATTTGACGTTGCCCAAAGATGAATAGAAACCCATTATGTGAAGCTAGGCCAACAATTTTGTCTGCACCATTAGGCCAAACACGGCTTACATCTAATGTTCCTGAAGTACCACCACTCCATATATGACCAGTTAACAGGTCAGAAAAAGTAATGGTTGTGTTGTCAGTTGTAGTGCTTGCTACCCAAAGGCGACCAAAAGCAGATATGCCAATGTTTGCTAGTGGGACAGTGCCTGCATAGCCAGTTTTCTCACTTATCCTGCGGAATGTCGTAGTGCTAACGGCAGGGTCATAAATGAGTGGGTCAAAGCCAAGTTGAAAGAAGAATGCAATGCCATTAAGAGAGCATATCTGCCAATCATTTGCTGTGATTGTGGGCGCAGTACCTCCCCCACCATAGGTCAGTTCTGTCACTGCATTCGCAGCACCCAACTTAAACAGTTTGTTGTTGCCTGCAAAGAGAACAGTCAGAGTGCCATCGGATTGCACCAATTCATGGATAACGCCAACATTGTTAGCGCCAAGAGTGCCGCTAGATGGGTTTACCCTTGAGTAACCTTTGCGAGAGCCAATACGACCGTACTGGTCAATGATTGCATTGGTAGCAATAGACGCAAAACCTGAAGCCAAATCCAACGGAGAGTCTTGGGTATTTAACCCAAAAAACCCTGGCGCTGATACGCTGTAGGACTGTAGTGCTTGGCTCATGTCGCAATAAATTCGTTAAAGTCGGGGAAGCGAGTACCTTCCAACGCAATGTAATCAGAGAGCATGGACTTGTATAGCAGAAATGCCTCTGAAGAATTCATGGAGCCATCTTCACCACGCTCAATCAATGCACGGGCATATGCGTTCTGCGCTACCAATACGTCAGGAACAAGGCATATGGTGCTATCAGAGGACAAGGTAGCCTGTGGCACTGCCAACGAGAAAAGAAGGCTGTAAACGCCATCTGGACGAGGATACAGCGTTACCTTTGCATCGTAGTTTGCATCTACACCATCAAAGATGTATTCGCTTGGGATGGTTGATGCCGGAACAACTGCATAGTTCTGATAGCGATTCATCTGCGTAAAGCTGATGTTTTTCAGTGGAATGTTAGCCGTAGAGTTAATGGCATCCATAACCTGAAACTTTTGTCCTGCACCAGTTAACGAATATTTGAATACACTGGCAGAGGTAGTGACCGTGATGTCTTGACCAAGGATGTTCCAAGGAAATGCGTCTTCTACTTGGCGTTTTGCATCGTTTACAAATTTGCCAATCAAGGTGGAATAGGTTGTAGCATTGACAGTCGCAACCGTCTGTTCACGCAGTCGAGCAAGGACATCATTGACAAGTTCTAGGTAAGTCATATTCTTGTAAGTCCTTCTTGCTCAAATGTAGCTATAAAACTAAATGTGCTTCCCGACTGAGTAGTTATTTTTAACTTGTCACCTTCTTCAAACACAATGTAAGCGTTGCCATCAAACTGCAAATAGTTTTTTGATGTGAAATCGTATTGAGTCAATATATCAAGAGTGGTATTTGCACTAGCATCAAACCATTGAACAGTAATATGCTTGGTAGAGCCGCCTGTATTGTGTATGTACATTACAGTAAATTTGGCGTAATAGCCCGTAGGACAGG